AGGACCTGCAACTGGCAGTTCACGGTCCAGGGCCCGGCTTGCACGTTACGAGCGCGCATGCCACCAAAGTCCGGGTATTCGACGCCGTCGATGACGACGCGTTTATCCGCGAATTGTTCCTTGTTGCCAGTTCTCCCTCCCGACAGGGAGTACTCCTTGCCCAAAACCTGTCGTTGTTTAGTCGGAGGTTCCGGTTGGAGTCGGGTCTGCATGTACAGCATGAACGCCATCTCGTGATCGTCGATCAGCTCGACCCACTTCTTCCGCTTGATAAGCGACAGCGTTTTCTCGAACCGAGAAGGTTCGAAAGCCATTGCAGCGTAGTCAGCCTTCCAGATCGGGTCGTAACTGAAACGTCGGACGCCTGACGTCGATATGACAGGCAGGTTGACGTCACACTCGTCCCACTCCGAGAACACGATATCCCAGAACTCAGCCGCGATCTTTCTTTCGTCAGACGTATAGCCAGGCGACAGGCCGACGCTCTTGCGATACTCGGCGTTATCCACTGGCACGTAGGACATCGGATTCATAGGGTACCCAGCTACGCACATCATGGCGTCCGGCGTTGTGTGAACGCCGTTACGACTGAATTGCTCGGAGTTGAGGTCCACCTTGAACGCGGTCTTGAAGTCGTCAACGACGGCCTTCTGGTACTTCAGGTACGTTGGGTCGAAGCTGGAGACGACAGCAACCGGATCGCGCCCATCGCCCGGGTAGGGGCCGGCGATAATGGCGCGCGGCTGACGTTGAAGCAGCGGCTTCGCGTGATTGTGACCGGCGCCTACGAACAGCGCGGAGAGACCGTCCTTGTTGCCTACGGACGGGAGTCTTCCGTATGCGTGTAGATAGTCGTCGACCGCGCTCATTCACCTTCTCCGCCAACGACGTCTTCCTCGGAGGAGACACGTCGGTTAGTACCGGCGCCAAACGGTGCGACATCGAATTTAGAGAAGCGACCGCCACCGTCCTCGAATTTGGTCTCGCGACGCGAGGATCGCCCTTTCTCCGACTTGTCGGAACGCACGGTCTTCTCTTCGTGAACCGCGTCCGACACCGACTCCTCGAAAACCTCGTGATAAGCCGCCTTCGGACACGCGAAGACAGAGTTCTCGAAGTCGGAAGAGTAGTCGGCACGCGGAATGCCGGTGAGCACGACAGGTTGAACGCCGATGACGTCAGCGTACTCGACGAACATGGCGAGGAGGCGTTTCCCTTTGTCGTCGGAACCGAACATGAGAACGGTTCTGGGAGTGGTCGACGCCATCAGGCCGGATACGGCTTCGACGGTCCGAAAATCGAAGGTACCGTCGTCCGGGAGGACGTCGGCCTGCGGAGCGATGAAGACGCGAGATTCGGCTGTCGCCGCCTTCAGAGGCGCGTTCTTTGCGCCTTCCAGCTCAAGGTGGTCAAGAATGTTCATTGGTAGCTCCAGGTTGAGGACGGCACAAGCGCCGTTCCTGTATTGCATAACGACCGCGTGTGCATCAATGCTCAGTCTTTTGATGCCTGCGAACACGAAGGGGGCCGCCTCCTCCCGCACGATCCTGAGCCCGGTTCGGCCCGTGATCATCGCGACGAACATGGTCTCTGAGCCCTTCTTGAAGTGCACGTACTGCATTGTCGAGTTGTCCGGTATAGGTAGCGTCTTCGATCGTGACTTCACGGCGACGGATGCCGTAGATGGAGGTGTCGCGAAGGAAGACGACGATTACGTTAGGCTGGTAACCCATCACCCATGCGGCTGAAATGAACCGCATGTTGTCGGGGTACTTCACGGCGAGGTTTAGAATGTCAAATGGCACGTTCATGTTGCACCTACGGAGGTTCAGTTGCTAATGAAAGGACACCCGCGACTTTTCGACGTCTTATTATTGAGTGTCTACGTCCCCTGGGTCGGAAAAAGAGGGGCGGCCGAAGCCGCCCCGAAACTTCACCAACCACGATGAAATCTTTCACGGTTCCAACCGAGTCAGAAAACCTCGATCGGTGCACCGCAGGACGCGTGTTTCTCGACGGTGTGCACCATCGCGATATACGCGTCCTTGTGTTCGGCGTAGTAGGCCGAGAACCAGCTGCAACCGCTACCGGTTGCGTAGTAGTCACCGAACGTCGTCTCGCCGACGCGGCGAAAGTCAACAAACCGGGTCTTTTCGTGCTCACGAGTGGTGATCCACCACACGGAATCGCCAGCTTTGAGAAACCCCTCGACGTCCTTAGCGTCGCACTCAACCGTGACATAGGTGCCGCGACTGACCAGTTTAGCGGCGACGTCGACGACGGCGGCCGAAATCGCGTGCGTGTCGAAGACCGCACCGGCAACCGCAAAGGCGATGTCGTCCGCGGGACGGATGATTTTGCTCGCGGTGTACGGAACTCGTCCGTTCTCGAAGGTGTACAGCGAGTCGCAAAGAACAGCGTTCATCTTCGAGTCGTACACAATAATCGTCATGATGTTTCCTATCTTGGTTGGTTATTGAACTCGCTTGATCAGGACGCGCCGTCCGGCCGACCACGCGTGAGCATGTCGTCCAGAACGGTCGTCCGGTCGAAGTCGGTAACGTCCGTTCCCAAATAGGGACCGGAGTCATTCGGCTTCAGGGCGAACGCCGTAGCGAAGCTGGAGCGCGACACTACGGCGACGCCGTTCTTCACACGCACGGTCTCGACCGCGACCAAACTCTGAGGAACTTTCTTAGTAGTCATGCAATATCCTTCTTGGTTAACCGGCACGAGCGTAGACATCCCGGCGGTTAGTTGGTTGGTGAACAATCGCTCCACTGGTTAAGGACATCCGCTCCAGTGGCGTCTGATTCCGCGCTTGCACGGTCTTCCGCAATTGGACCTTGTTTAGAGGTTACCTCCTGCTTCTGCTTACAGACGTCGTTCTTCGTTAGTCGAACGAGATAAAATCACGCGACCAGTTAAGGCCGGCGAGCTAGGCTCGATAGCAAGATTA